AGCTTTACACAGAAGCGCAGGTAAGGAACTAAGATGTTTAGAGAAGTAACATCGGCACTAGACCAGCGCATCTTTGCCATGCAGGACGCACCTCCAATCGCATTCCCTAATGTGAACTTTGATCCGCCAGAAGGCTTATACCTTGTAGTTATGAACATGCCTGCTGACGGCGTTATGTATAATTTCAACAGGGCACAGAACACACCGGGTGTCTACAGCGTTAACATCTACGCGCCAGCTAATGAAGGGCCAGCAGAAGCGGAAAATATGGCAGACAAGATCGCTGCACACTTTCGAGCAGTAAGCGAGCCGATCCCAAACTTGTTCATTGAAGAGATCAACTTTAACGCTGGCGTTTCAACCGACTCAGAGTACCTTCTACCCGTAACAATAAACTGGAGGTACTTCCACACTCATGGCTAATCAATACTCCCCAGAAAACTTCTCTAAGCAGATGAAAGAGATTGCAGATAAGATGGGGCAAAAGGTTGAGGATGTTGCAGAGCAAAGCACTAAAGCCTTGTTTGGAAAGATTATTGAAGAAACGCCAGTAGGCAACCCAAGCACTTGGAAAACAAAGCCACCGCCCGGATACGTTCCTGGTAAGGCTAAAGCAAACTGGATGCCCTCAGTGGGGGCACCTGATACTACCGTAACAGAGTCGCGGGAGAGTTCCATTAGCAAGCTGAGCAAGCTAGATGGAAATGTGGCAGGTAACTTGGTTTACCTAACTAACAGCGTACCTTATATGTACCGGTTAGAGTTTGAAGGCTGGTCTTATCAACAGCCCCGTCTTTGGATAAACAACGCAGTACGATCATTTGAAAACGATCTAACAACAACTATTCGTAACCTATCAAGTTAGGAGATAAGAAATGGCATCAGGCGCATTTACTTCCGCAGGAACTACTATTGGCCTTACAGGCACAGCCCCAACCAATTACGACGATAACACCACTGACGGTCTTCCAAGCCTCAGCTACACGCTGATTGGCGAGGTAACTGATCTGGGTGAGTTCGGACGCGAGTACAGTGCAGTAACGCATAACCCTCTTGGGGATCGCCGCACTGTTAAGCGCAAGGGATCATACAACGACGGCACGGTCGCAATGACTGTCGCTCGTGTACCCGGAGACGCAGGACAGACTGAACTCCAGACTGCTCTTGACTCAGACGATAGCTACTACTTTGAGGTAGAGCTTCAGGACGGAACGACTCTGTACTTCGCAGCACAGGTAATGTCCTACACCACCAACGTAGGCTCTGTTGACCAGATCACCACAGCCAGCGTTTCACTAGAAATTACTAACGACATCGTAGAAGTCGAAGCGGCAGCCTAAGAGGATTAACTAATGAGTGACGCATTTACATCAGCAGGTACTACTATCGGGGTTACCGCCGACACCGCAACAAGCTATGACGCAAGTGGTTTCGGTGCCCTAGTATTCGATCTTATCGGAGAGGTCACAGACCTTGGTGAATTCGGTCGTGAGTACAGCGTAGTAACCCACAACCCGCTCGGAGACCGTCGAACGGTCAAGCGTAAGGGGAGCTACAACGATGGCACCGTTGCCATGACCGTAGCACGGGTTCCCGGCGATTCAGGGCAGACCGTTCTTCAGGAGGCTCTCGATAGCGACGATAACTACAGCTTCAACGTCACCCTTCAGGATGGCACAGAGCTGTATTTCGAGGCTCAGGTAATGAGCTATACCACTAACGTCGGCAGTGTCGATCAGATCACAACTGCATCAGTCAGTCTTGAGATCACGAACGACATTGTTGAAGTTGAACCAGCCTAAACTTCACTTTTAGAAGATAGACCGGGGGGTCTTTATGAAACTTGATGATTTTAACTCCGTTGAAGGATCAAACGAGGGCGCAGTCCTCACACTTGTACACCCAACAACAGGTGTTGACACAGACGCTTGGATCAAAGTGGCAGGGCCAGATTCCAAGTTAGCAAAACAGCGACGCGCTCAGGTACAGCGTCTTTTCCGTGGCAAGGGCGGCGGAAAGAATCTGGACATCGACATGCTTGAGCGTGAAGCAATGGAAACACGTGTCGCGCTCACCCTTGATTGGGGCAACATTGAAGTAGACGGAGAAGAGTTGCAGTTTTCAGAGAAAACTGTCCGGCAGGTGTACACAGATTACCCTTGGATTGCCGAGCAGGTAGACGAGTTCCAAGGTGATCGAGCCAATTTTTTTACGAGCAGCTCGGAGTAGCAGAAACCTACGTTAGGTTCCACGCCTACCTCTCTACTCCACCTGAAAAGCAGTCAAAGCCAAGGGGCCATCTTTACGAAGGCCCGTTTCCCGAAGAGGGAGATTTAGACTACATTATCAGGTGGCTCTTTGAAGCAGGCCCTTTTGTCCAAGGTGGCATGGGGCCTATACCTTTAGATTGGCAATCAATCGAGTCTTGGCAGAACCTCATGGGTCTGTCGCTTGAGCCAAAAGAGGTAACTGCTCTACGCCACCTATCTTTTGCATTTGTTGACCAACAGAGTAAGTCAAAAGACGCCAAATGTCCTCCGCCTTGGGTTGATCCCGAGCAAATCGACAGAGAGAAAGTATCCGACAAGGTTACAACAACCTTCAAGGAAATAATCAAGAGAAGGAAAAAGCGAAGTGGCGGAAGTCGGCAGAATTCAAATTGAGGTAGACGCACGGCAGGTAGATAAGGCCGTTCGTTCGCTCAATGAAATGGGCATTACTGCCCAAAAGACTGGTCGTAGAGTAGACGGCTACGAAAAGCAAACTAAGCAGGCCACCCGCGCCACAGATAAGATGACCCGCTCTTCTCGTAAACTGAGAAACATGCTGGGCATTCTTTCTGCTGGCCTTGGTGGCCTTACTTTTGCCGGACTTGCTAGGGAAGTGGGCCGTGCTACCACAGAACTGAATAACATAGAAGCGACCATGCGCGTTGCTGCTGGAAGTTCTGAAGCAGCAGCTAAGCAATTAGGATTTATTCGAGAGGAATCAGAAAGGCTAGGGCTGTTCCTACCAGCAGTCGCTAAACAGATGGCACAGTTCTCTGCGGCGGCTCGCGGTACATCTATAACTAGCCAAGAACTTAAAACTATTTTTACAGGCATATCTGAAGCGTCACGCGCTATGGGTCTTACCGCCCCGCAGGCGGAAGGCGCAATGATGGCACTTCAACAGATGATGTCTAAGGGCAAAGTATCTGCCGAGGAACTTCGCCAGCAGCTCGGTGAGCGGATGCCGGGTTCTATTCAGATTATGGCTCGCTCTCTAAATGTAGGGACTCAGCAGCTATTTGAGATGATGGAGAACGGGGAGCTTCTTTCAGATGAAGTTCTGCCCAAGTTTGGTCGTGAGCTTCAAAAAGTCTTTGGCGGAGAGGCGCAGAATCAGGCAACAAAGCTGGCTGCCTCTGTAGATAGGTTAAGAACAGCATTCTTTAACCTAATGGCGCAAGACGAAGGATTGCCCGGAGCTTCTGCTGCTATAAACGACTTAGCAGAAGCCGTATCTTCACCGGGATTCCAGAAAGGCTTTGACCAACTAATACAGGCCATATCAACCCTCATGGCTTTGATCGGTGAAAACCTTGACCACATTGTAAGGCTAACTGCTTTGCTAGGAGCTGCAGGTCTTGGGGCAGTTGCAGGCACGTTGGTCAAGGTCATCGCCTCTCTCAATACAGGATTCACTTCTCTTATAGGAAGGATTGTTGCAACAAACGCCGCAACAGTAACCTTGATCGGCAGCATGACGACGCTTTCTGCTGTTATGTCAAGAGTTGCAGGTCCAATAGCAATCTTTGCTGGTGCCGTATCTATATTTGAAGTTCTTAGAGACAGAACAGATAGTGCAGCATCAAGGACTAAGAAGTGGGCCGACGAACTTGATCGGGTAAAAGATACCCTCGAAGGACTGAGGAGTGAAGCTCCTAAGTATACTTTTGATGAGGCCCTAGACGCAGCTAAAAACTTTGAAGAACTAAGGGACCGAGCAGAAGAACTAAGGGCCATTGTTTCTCAACAAGAAGAGCAAGGCCTATTTAGAACTCAGACACAAGAAGGAAGAGAACTTAACAGAGTTCTTGCTGAACTAAGGGCAGCAGAAGCAGCAAGAAATGTTGTTAATGAACGCTCGCTAGAGATGGCTGAAGACCTCTACGACCCGGCTAGAGGCAGAGCTAGGGCAGCTTCTCTTGAAGAAGAGAATAGGAGACAAGAGGAGTTATTAGCTACTCAGACAAAAGCAGTAGATGTTCTTGCTAAATATGACCCGATAACAGCAGCAGCACTTGAATACAAAGACTCTGTAATTGAGCTTAAATCTGCTTTTGAAGCACTGAACCTGACTGCTGAGGAAGAAGAAGCTCTTCTGTCTGGTGTCAAAGATACTTACAAAGAGGCAACCGATGAGGCCCTCGGGCTTGCAGATGCAAACGAAGAAGTTATTAGCAGCTACGAGCGCTTAAAGGGTCAGTATGATGAATCAACGGCTGCCGCTAACGAATATAAAGAATCCGTAGCAGAGATAGTTGAAAACATAGACGACCCTCAGAAAGTAGCAGAACTCATTGGTCTTGCTAAAGAGGCTTATGAAGAGGCTACAGGCTCAGCAAAAGACTTGAGCGATGAGTCTTCTAAGGCTGCTAGCAAGATTGAAGAAGACTTCAAGCGCGTAGCAGACAGCATCGAAGGCGAGTTTTCAGACGCTTTCTTCAATATCTTTGACGATGGGATAGATGCTTTTGGTGATCTAGCAGATGGCATCTTTGACATCTTCAAGCGCACACTCGCTGACATGGCTGCCCAAGCTATTCGACAGCAGATTGTTATTCCGATCACGCAGCAGGTTGTGGGCGGTGCTGGAGA